CCCAGGACTCGTGCTCAAAGGGACGCAGGGCGGCAGCGCGGGCAGCGGCGCAGCGCATCGCGTTGTCGGCCCAGGTGTGGTTGGTCATCGGTGGGGGAGGTGTCGGTTGAGAGTATTGTAGCAGATCAGCGGGCAGGGCGGAGGCAGCGGCTGATCTCACCAGGGGCGGTGATGACCTGCCCACCCTGAGCGGCGCACTTGGCTTCGATGCGGGCGTTGCCATTGTGGAGCAGGGCAGCGTATCCAGCGGTCGCCAGCGTGATGACCAGGAGGGCGATGGCGGTTGCTTTGAGAGTTTGCATCGGGGTCCGTTGCTGTTGAGAGTATTGTAGCAGATCAGTAGGATTCCCAGGCGGCAGCAGCAAGGTCGTTTGCCATCTCCTCCAGGTTGTCTGCGTCGGTGCGGTCAGCATACCATGCCAGGTCCTCAGGGTCCAGGCGATCCAGATCGCAACCATACATCTCAGCAGCGATGGCAGTTGCCAGGTCCAGGAGGTCGTCGGTCAGGGTGCGGGTCATCGGTCTTTGTCTGAACTGAGAGAATTGTAGAGCACGAAGGGGGCAGGGGTCAATACCCCAACCACGAAAGGAACTCACCCGCATCCACGGGACCGAAGCGGGCGGTGGTGCCATAGTCGGTGCGGAAGTCATCCCACAGACCATGATCCTTTGCTGCCTGGCAGGCGGCGGACCAGCGGATGCACCCGTTCTCATCGGCGCAGTTCCAAACGATGGCGGGGAAGGTGGTGCAGTGCATGGGGTTGTCTGAACTGAGAGTATTGTAGCAGGTCGCGGGTCAGAGGGAAACCCATTCCCTGCCATCCCAATGCTCGACGGTTGAGCGTTGGCATCTCTGGTGCATCAGTGCCTCAGCAAACATATCGGCATATGCCAGGTTGGGAAACTCTCCCAGGACCTCTGGCATCTCATCGGTGGTAACAACGCGGAAGGAAGGCATCGGGGTCCGTTGCTGTTGAGAGTATTGTAGCAGATCAGATGCCCCGTGCCTGCATCTCAGCGATGATCACCTGAAAGGCAGCATCGTCATCGAAGTCGACGGCGTCGCACAGCAGGCAGGAGAGGTCAGCACCCGACAGAGCGGAGAGGTCAGAGAGGTAGGAAGCGAAGAAGTCGGTCATCGGTCTTTGTCTGAACTGAGATCAGTATAGAGGCAAAAGGGAAGGGGTGTCCCCCTCCGTTGTGCCACTATCAGAATTGGATTTCTTCTAGGGTGGGTTCTGCGTCGCTGCCATCATCGGCGGCGATCGTTTCCAGAATCTGCAGGATCTCAGCGCCGTCGTTGCCAGAGCGGAGCAGGGAGAGGGCAAGTTCGCGGGACATGGTGTGCTAGGATTGTGGGTTGTGGTTTGGTGTGGGAGTCTTTAAGGGCGTTAACGCCGTAGGCGTTCCGCCGTAGGCGCTCCCGCTCCCATTGTATCAGGCGGCGATCATCAGATCATTCTCCCAGGCGAATCCCCAGAGAACAGGGTTCTCAGCGTAGAAGTCATCATCCTCCAGGGCAGCAACATCCTCCCAGGAGCAGGGAGCAGGAGCGGGAGCGGATGCCTTCATGATCGCTGCCTTACACTGCGCGGCGATCTCATCAATGCTCAGGGCGCGATCGGTGGCGGGATTGTAGCGCATGATCGGTTCGGGTTGTGAACTGAGAGAATTGTAGAGCAGTTTAGGGTCGGTGCTCAGGACCCTTGTGCCAGTGCCTCAGGCGGCACAGAGAGCGGATTCCATGCAAACCTCCCGCACCTCCAGCAGGGTATAGTCTACGCCGAACTGCTGCTGCAGTTCTTTTTCGTATGCTTGGGCAGCGGAGAGGCAATCGAACAGGCGCAGGGAATCGAAGTCCTGCCCCGCATAATCCTCACCAGCGATAACGGCGTAAACTTTCATGGTCGGGTCGTTTGAACTGAGATCAGTATAGCAGGTCGGGGGTGGGGGGTTGGTGCCCCCCGTGTGCCAGTGCCTCAGTCGGCATAGAGGCGCTGGAAGTCTTCCACAAACTCCCGTGCCTCATCACCTGACATGCGGGAGAGCATCTCACGGGCGACGGTCTCCCAGGAGAACTGATCTGCCAGATCACAGATCGCGGAGCGGGCAGCGGAGGCGCTGAGGTTGGAAGCGGTGATCTGAGCGTAGGTCATGGTCGGTTGCTTGTGAACTGAAAGTATTGTAAGGGGTCAGGGGGTCAGGCGGCGGTGCTTTGTGCCACTTGCTGGACTGTCACAAGACAGTCTTGATGAAGGTTTGAAACTGTTCACCCCAAGCAAGATTTAGTTTCTCCAATTTATCAGCAGATGCCCCAAAAATGTTGGAGAGGATGTAGAAAATCTCCGTCGCAACTTTTAGGAGAATAGCAGGAATTGCCAGAACAATGATAATAGGAACGGCGACAATCCTTTGCTTTTTGGAGAGTTTCATCGGGGGGGGTTCCTCTGATCTGAGAGTATTGTAGGGGGTGGCGCCCCTCAGAACGCCACCAGTTGGTCCAGATCCCATTGTGGCACACTGGCAACCTCACCGATGACGTAGTTGCCGCGATGCTTGCGAATCCAGGCGTTGACATGCTTGGTGGTGGTGGCGCTCCACTGCTGAGCGGTGCGAATCCACCCTTTGCCAGGCACGATGGCGGCGACGGGTTGATCGTAGGAGAACAGGATGCAGGTCCCGTCTGCCAGGGTCACTTCGGTTTGGTTGCTACCGACTTGCTGAACTTTCATGGTGGGTTCGCTTGTGAACTGAGATCAGTATAGGGGGTCAGGGAGGGGGTCCATGTGGTTCAGTGTGCCAGTGCCGCCGGCGGCACTGGGTTCAGGGCAGGACACACCCTGGCGGCCGATTCTGAAAGACAACCACCTTGCCACCGTTAGCACGACATTCAGCGTTGCGGTGGGCATTGCCCTGAGCCGCCAGATGGGCGCCGCCCACAATGAAGAGCAGAGCAAGGGCAACGATCCCCACGCGGTTTAGGAGGTCGATCATCGGTGTCGTCTGAACTGAGATCAGTATAAAGGGTCAGCGGGCGATCAGGTCGGCAGCGGTGTCCAGTGCCTGAGCTGTCACATTGCGGATGGGGCGCAGCGGTTCCCAGAATCCCCAGAGCAGCAGAGCGGTGATCAGGAGGCGCAGCATGGTGGCGCGGTGAAACTCAGGGGAACGGGAGCGGGTCAGTGCTTTGATCATGGTGCCAGGTGAGCAGGGGATCCACAGGAGCGGTAGAACTCTACCATCCGCATCGCCTCATCATAGGTGCGGAAGAACTGAGAGCGCCACTCACACTGGTTGTAGGGCACCTGGTAGCGGACTTCGTAGCGGATCATGGGGTTCGTTTGATCTGAGGTCATTCTAAGGGCAGCGCCGCTCAATGGCGGTCGCTGATGTTCCAGTTGGTGGATTGGACCTGAGGGGGAGCGATCTCACCACGGCGCACCGCTTGGCGGTATGCTTCCTCACGGTTGACCTTGGCGGTGTACTCTGCCATCACGCTAGCGATCAGTTCGTCGTGAGTCATCTTGGTTTGTTTCATGAGATCAGTATAGGGCATCAGGGGGGCAGTGGGCGGTTTGGTGGACGGTTCGGGAACTGGCACAGCAGTGGTTGCTGGGGATTGCCGCGGCCCTATACTGAGGTCACAAGCGAAGAAGGGGCGGGGTAGCCCTGATGACGAAAACGGTCGCCACGCCCCCTGCCATAAAATAAAAAAAAGAAAAGTATAAAAAAAGGGAGCGTATTTGCTCCCCTTAGTGTCAACCAAGGAAGGTGGCAGGGTTGCCATAGTCTGCGATGACCATTCCGTTCTGGCGAATCTCAGCGTAACCGTAGTCCTCGCTCAGAGAATAGCAGAGGTCGTAGGCACGATCCTCATCAGTGGTAGTGTTCTCCCAGGGAGCGGAAGGGCAGATCACGTCGTAGCGGGTCATCGGTCTTTGTCTGAACTGAGATCAGTATAAAGGCACAGCGGAGCAGGATGGGGGCAGCGTGTGCCACCCCCTGAACCGTCACACCAGCACCAGCGGATCCAGGTTGCTGATGCTAACGGTGTTGAACTCAGTCAGAACTTTAACATTGTCAATGTCAAAGAACAGGTCGATTGCCTCTACTTTGCCACCGTATTGGAACTGCAAAACGGTGTTAATCTTAGTGCGCTCTTTGGCACCCACAACGTCATCGAATCCCTGAACTTCGCCTGCTTTGTTGAAGCGAGGTGCCACACGGGGAAGAACACTCACGAACAGCACTTTTTCCAGGATGATGTCAGGAGCGTACATCAAACGTGCCGCTTCGCCTACACTGGTGTTAGCATAATTTTTGATGTTTTTGTTGATGTTGCTGTTGAGTGCTTTGCCAAGAATTGCAACTTTAAGTTGACTATCAACAAACCCAGCAATGTCAATGTCAAAGGTGCCTCCGAAACCGTCTACGGGCAGTTGGTATTCATACTGCCAGTCATACTCTGCCCACTGAGGGTTTGCATTCAGAACCTCATCTAAAAGCACCTTGTGGAACTCATCTGTACGCTTTGAAGAACGTACATTCTGGAAGGAAGTCTCGAGGAAGGTTTCCATTGGTTTGATTGAACTGAAGTTACTATAAAGGGTGAGAAGGGGGGAGTCAATCCCCCTTGTGCCACTTCAACGATTGGCACACTGAAAGCGTCCGTGGTTGAAGTTAGCGTTAGAAAAGACCTCACGATTGACCAGTTTGAACATACCAAACTCATTGGTCATCACATAACCCTCAGCGTCGATTCTGTTGCCGTAGAGATAAGCAGCAGGACCATTGTTACGGCAGAGGAACAAACAGTCATCTTTGATTGACTTCACCAATGCCCACAAACGCATCAGGTTAGTGTCACAATCGAAGTCCTCAGGATTGATCTCTTCACCCGCACGAATGCAGGCGTTAATTTGCTTTTTGATCTCTGCTGCTTCTTTGTTAGAAACGAACTCACACGCAGTTGACATCTGGCGAGCGAAATCACAAACCTCTTTTACATCAGCGAATGAGGTCTGATTGTGTACAATGTAGGCATCAGGTTTCACGAACAGAACGTCATCATCGCTTTGCAGATTCACCATCAGGGGCAATGCCCAACTATCACGAAGGTCATCGTTTGCTTCATAATAGGTGTGAGGTGCGATGATAATACGTTGCGAAACTACATCACCGAACTTATAGGTGATCACGTTCGGAGTGTATTCAGTTTCACCACCAAACCCGATAAAGTCACCCTGAATGATAGACTCGGTGCGTGGCAGATAATCAAAGCACGAATGAAGAATGTCTGCTACATTGCCTTCATAATGCTGGTCAATCTCATCGTGAGAGTGAGCAATACGAATCTTCTTTTTGTTGAATACTGCCTTAGTGCCCACGAAGAACGTACCCGTTGCAGGATCAGTGCCCCACACGATTGCAGGGGCACCGTCGATCTTAACGCTCAGAGCGCCAGCAGCAGTGAACCAATCCAGAACGGAAAGGTCGCCCGTGAGGATGGTGTCTTCGGGGTGCTCTTGGTGCTTGTTTTGCATTGGTTGTTTGCTGATGAACGTAGTATGGCACGGGGGCACGGTGCTCGCAACCCCCTGTGTGCCACTTGCTCAACCGTCCGACACGGCAGGATCGCCTAGCAGTTCGGGATAGTATTCATTACACTCACTGAGCAATTCTTCATCAGAATACTTAGCATAACCCTCATCCAGATAATCATAACAGAGTTGGGTCATTGTTTTGAGATCCATGTCATCCAGCAGTTGCAGAATGAAAGCATCTTGAAGTTCAGAACGGTTCATCAGAAGGAAAGGTAAGGATGATCAGAGTCTAACACGTCGTTGGTGTCAGATGCGGTGAGCAGTGTTGTGATGGGATAATACTCATCCGCATCAGGATCATACACTGTCGGAGTGCAGTCCAACTGCTCTGCTGTCATAGATTGTAACATGACCAGCAGATCCTTATAGGTTTGGCAACCATAGGGTGCATTGTTGGTCATTTCAGAACGTGACGATAATCAATGGATTTGATGCACCAACCTGTGGCACATGTGATCTCTTCAACTAGATCATCTTCATCATCTGCTTCCCAAATCATACCAATCGTTTCATCGGTAATGTTAGAGAATTGATGCTCGGGAAAGTCATCATCCTCATCAAAATCAAACTCGATTGCGGTGACTTGAAACAACATCAGTAGTCGTAGTTTCCGTTGATGTAGTCATTGACATCGAACTTGTCATCATCCAGATCACGAAGTTCGGGAATGTCAAAGATCTCACCAGGAGCATCTTGAATCTCTTGCCAGAGTTCATCAAACATGGTGTGTCTCTCAGGAACAAACGTAGTATGGCACGGGGGGAGGTGCTTAGCAAGCACCGATGTGGCACTTAGGCGACTGTCACACTCACCTCTTTAATGTTAAGACCCATTAACTGTTCAGTGACACGATTGCACACAACTTCGGTGGGATTCTTGACTCTGGACTTTTCATACCAAAATGTCACGCAACCGTCGTTAGTTTCGACCCGAACTTTAACCTCAGTCATGGCGAAATCTCAGGAACGAATGTAATTTATCAGGGGGATCATCGGATTGCAACCGATCTTGTACCACTTCACGAACTGGACCACAGGGGCTTGACAGTACTCAAAATATTGATTAGAATACCTTTGTTCCCATTGAAGATAAGAATCTAGACTCTATAAGATATACTAAAGAGATGTGAAACAATACCCCGAAGGGGTATTAGTCTAAGAATATAAAAAGCACATCTAGATGGTGTGGGAAGGGGTGAGTGGGGTGAAGCACATATTCTTGCACATAAGGCGAGCTCACGTGGTGGGTGGGTGTCGAGAATGTGTCACGTATTCTTGCACATCTCGATACGTATGTGTATGTGCGTCGAGATTATAATATCGTGTGTATATGTCGTCGAGATGTGTATATCGTATATGCGATCTCGACGAATTGTGTATGTCTCGTCGAGATCTTGATATCATCTAGTCGAGATTACCAATTCTTGCTGAACACGAAACCATCCACGAAATCATAGTCATAATAGAGACCCTGATCCCAAGTTGCTTGCCAGTCAATGATCACGAACGAAGGAACGTTCAAACCATAACAATCAGTGGTGATTTCCTCTGCAAATGCTGCCTCAGAATCATAACGACCCTGATAGGCATCTTCAAAATTACCCAGATCATTTTCATCATAGAGTTCCAGGAATGCATCGATTGCATCCGAACCATAACGGTTACACAGTTCGGCATACAGATCCTGATTCTCCTCAGAGATTTCATTCTCCAAAGTATCATTGTTCAGGATACCTTTGACAGTCAGCAACTCAGTGTAGAATTGAGTATACTTCAGTTTGCCTTCCAGTTCATACCCACAGGCACGAACGATTTCAGACATCTTAGCAGGCGGGTTTTGTGCCTGCATTTCGTTAACCTTGATCAGCAGTGCGTTGCCAGTCAGCATGGTCGGTGTCTCAGGAACGAATGTAATGTATCAGGGGATGGGGGGCATTGCAACCCCCCTTGTGCCACTTGTTAAACCGTCACACCTCCACCATCTCACGCAATTGGTTTCTGATATCAAAAAGTTCCATATGATCCATATCTGCGCTATCCATATCAACTGGCGCAAATTCACCAAGATTTACACTACCATCAGCATAAATCGGAGCATAATACAATTCATCACCATCTTCCTGAGAAAGAGTAAAAACGCAACCGTAGTTTGTGGCAGTGAGAAGAACCATTGAGCAATCCCTCAGGAACGAAACCAACATAACCCGCTCGGCGGCAGATTACAACCCCCCTTGTGCCACTAGGAGAACTGGCACAATTCCCCTTGATTTGGGATTAATGCTCTGCTATCTTATAAGAAATCTAATGAGGGGAAGGGTATCCCTGCTGACGACAATACATCGCCACTCCCCCTGCCATAAAATATTCATTCTCAATAAGAAACCCCTTATTGAGAATAGGGGATCTTGTGCCAATTCAAGAACTGTCACATTAATCGAATGGATCGAACTCTTTCACCCTACAATGGAGATCTTCATTCGGTTCGAGTTGTAATAGTTCTCGCCAATTAATATGATCTAGATCTAGATCATCATAACACATAATGTCTAGTGTAACCTGTACAATGCGCTTTTGTGCTAGCATAGGTGTCTAGATGCGATGTGTCTAGATTATATCATGCATAATGACGATATGCAAGTGATTCGTAATCTTGCCCATCTCGCGCATAATCCTCGTCGAGATCCTGTGTATCTCGTGCATAATACTCGTCGAGATCCGCGTAATCGTTGCCTGTGTATGTGTAGTCGAGATCGTAGTCGTCGTACATAAGCTCGTCGAGATTTGTGAACGCTTTCGTATTGTAGCATAAAACTCGTCGAGATGCAATCTAGTCTAGATATAGGTCTCGTCGAGATTCATACCAATATATATGATGTCTCGTCGAATTTATGTGCATCTCGTAACATAACTCGTCGAGATTCTATCACGAACTTATAAGATTGTCAAGGCATTATAAGTCTTGTGTGGGGTCTCGGGAAATTTTCGCGGGCGGCGGACTTGACAAACTGCGCTCCTTATGCTAACGTGCTAAGCTTGCATAAGATCTGGGTATTCTCAACATAATACCTAATTGATTCTCAATAAACAATAATTATTGAGAATATTATAAAACACACACAATAATTTAATATAACATTAACTACACCATACAATAATTTTAACTTTTTTAAATTCACCATTATGTATTATATTTTAATCGTTATGTACAATATATAAAGAATGTAGCATATCATATCAATGGCACAGGGAATCATCTACCTAATTATCAACAAGCAAAACGGGCACAAGTATGTTGGTCAGACCACCCAAGGAATGAATAAAAGGTGGCAACAACACATACAAGAAGCAATAAGAATGAGTGATAAACCCCTACATCGTGCCATGCGTAAATATGGCAATCACAACTTCATGATTAAAGAAATAGATGAATGTGATGAGAGTTTATTAAATGAAAGAGAAGAATATTGGATCAAACAACATAATACATTTAAAGAAGGATATAATGCTACAAGTGGTGGTGAACGTCCAATATTCAGTGAAGAAACAAAACAAAAAATAACAGAAAAAGCAAAGCAAAAGATACTTACATCAGAACATATTGAAAACATATCTATTGCATTAACTACAAAAGCAAAGATAGAACCTTGGGGTGCTCTTACAGAAGAGAACAGAGGTAATGGAAAACATTGTGGTCTTCCAATACGTGGAAAGAATTTAGAAACTGGAATCTGTACTGACTATGAGAATGCTCGTATGGCAGCATTATCTCTTACTGGTGATCCGAATAAAAATAGTAATATTCTACTTGCTGCCAGAAAAGATGGTACTGCCTATGGACACAAGTGGCAGATCTTAGAAGACAAATCTAAAAAGAAATCGGTATTTGCTGTAAATAAAAAAACAGGTGAAATAAGTGCCCGTTATGAATCTATTGCAGATGCTGTGAGAGTATTAGGTGGCTCTGGTAAAGGTACCGGATTGATTAAAAGTTTACGCAATCCTGGGCATTATAGTTGGAAAGGATATTACTGGTTTTATAACAAATGAATGTAACAACAGCGGAGATTCCAATGTAGGTTTTGCGGTTAATCAGGTATTATAAACTTCTGCTTTTTTTCTGTCTTCCTTTTCTGCGGTCTGATTTAAGTGCATCGTCGTATGAAGACCTTGTTGATACTGACGCCTTCTGCGAAGACGCTCTGAGGCAATGTTTGCTCTGGTCTTTGCGAGCGCAACTTCCGTTCGATTTACTGGACCATGAATCTGTTCCATTAATTGTGCAAACGTCTTCATTGTTTCTTGGAAATCTTTTTTGTATTTAGAAGATTGGTACAATCTCAGAATTTACATAACCTTGTTCCTTAATATGTTGCTCCCAGAGTGAGGCATCTTCAATATTATAAAAGATTGCTTCTTGTTTCGCTTTCTTCTGGTCCTTCTTCAATTTGTAGTATACAACCTGGTATTTCATTTTTGTTCCAATGTCGAATTACGCCTGCAATAATGAATAGATTAGTAATGAGATAAGTACTGAATATAACAGTACGTATAATAGCAATGTGGTCTGATTCTTTGTCACATTTACTTGCCTTCTCTCCTAATGCTTTTGCCCACCATCTCCATACTGTTCTCTTCTGTTTCATATGATTGTAGTTGAATACTGATCAACACGATGTCCGACATAAGTTAATTCATTCCACTGTTCCTTGTAACAAAGTACCAATAACCTTTCATTCTTATGAATAGAACACGCCTGGACATTGAATTGATCTTTTGGGCGGACGTTGGTTTCGATGGTGATATATTCTTTATCAACAAAATACACCCATCCTTCGACACCTTTCTTCCATTGAACATAATCATTCAGGCGTGGACTATACTTAGACATAAGCAAGTTCGAGAGGTGAGAGTTTAGGTATCATAGCAGAGTATGGAGTTGTTTGTTCAATGTTTACTTGATCACCGACTGTTTTGGCGTTGATAGGAGAGTGGAAGCACTTGGTTTTGAGATTGTAGAATCCCCAGATGCTACGAGTAATCCCACCGCCATTGTAAACAAACCTGTAATGATTATGAATCCAGATTGCAATAACATTACGTTTAAATGGAACTTGTTCATAAGAATAACCTGCTGGTGGTTTATGAGGAAACTCAATCATTTTTGTGGATTGGGTACGGCACGTAATGTATTAGGATTATAACCATCGGCAATCAGTTGATTTAAAACTTCCTGAGTGCGTTCTTTTGTCATATTAACATACTTTTCTTCAACCAGTTCCCAACCAGTTGTACAAAGTTCTTCAATGCGATAGAGTCTTTCTTCCATAATTATCAGGTGGTAAATGCATCAATAATACCAGATTCATAATCATCCACAAGTTTGAACTTCTGTGCCTTGACGACATTGGGCATGATTAGATTCTGATAACTGTCATCAAAACCATCTTCATCGGCAAGGAGTTGGAATGCTTCCGTATCATTCTCAGCGATTAGTGATACAACACCACCATATTCAGAAGAAGGAAACGGAACCCAGTAGTCAACAATGTAAAGTGATTTCATTAGTATTTCTAAATTACTCCTTAATTTTAGAGGAATGAGTGAGATTTGTCAATTGCCTTTCCAGTTCAACTTTGATTGGAATGAGATGTGAAGCAAAGAACCTTTCATATTCATTTCCTGTGATGAGATTTGAAATGTTCTCAATCTGCATAAGTGCAAAAATGAATTTGGTTTGATCGTTCATACAAACTCCTGAATGTAATAATCAACAGTCACTTCCAGTTCTGCTGCTTTCTGCTCATAAAAATGATCAGTGTATTGTTTAGCAATCAACCAGGCATCATGATTAAATTGCTCAACCTCAGAATGCTTCATAAAATCATCAAATGCATTCATAAATTGTTGAATGTCTTCGTCGTTCATTTGGAAAGATGGCAATGAGGATGAGAGGGAAGTTCGGCACAGACCTTATCATATGCCTTGAACAGTTCTTGATCACGTTTGATGATCATTCCGTTCCACATGAGAATGGCAATGATACCAAGAAACCAATAAGAAGTTTTCATCAGCAGGCACCTGCCATCGGATTTCCAAGTTGGGGAAGATTGGAGTTATCACCCGTTTGATTGTAACCGTATGCCACACGCTCACGGATGTCCAACAGCATTTCTACTTTGTTGAGAAACTTCTTTGACACTTGACCGTGAGGAGCAAAGGTGACTGTACGAAGTACCCAAGTTTCAGAAATATCACCATAAGGAGTCTTGACGGGATAGAAGTCAACCACCATATTGCCGTCCTTGCTGGTCAGTTGAGGCGTTTGCATTGGGTGTGTCCCGATTACCTTTGTATTATAACCTCAGAAGGAGGGCACCACATCGTACCGTAGTCCAGTTTGCGATCTGTCCATCTGCTCCCAGTAGGAATAGAGTTTATCATAAAGTGCTGGCACACTGCCATATTCTCTGGCAATACGATGTTCATCTGCATTTTCAAGATTTTGCAGTGCAGAAAGAATCACACCCATCTCATGTACATTTAAATTAACTGTTGCTTCTGTAATTTTCATTATTCAATCCCAACTTACGTTTTGCAAATAAAAACTAGGCATAACCTCAGACCAGACACCAAGTTCTCCAACCTGACCGATCTTATAGTCCCATTTATATTCATACTTATTATGAGAATCCCAGGTCATATAACCTTTCTGCTTATCAAATCTTCCTTTGATCGTCAGACTGAATCGATTTGAAAAGATATTACGAGTGCGAAGTGCTCCACCTTTTTCACGGGTTTCAATCACCACACACAGATCCGTCATTGGTTCACCCTCATACATCAGAGCACAAGATGTTTCATAACGAAATGGTTGATAATTCGTTGGTGACTGTTGTGCATAAACTGGTGCAGAGAACAGAATCGCAGCAGCAAAAAGAAGTTTTTTCATCCGATTACACGATAACAAATAGTGGCGTTACCCTTGCGGGGAGATTGAATATGTGCAAATGCAGCATAGGATAGATCTAGATCTGCATGAGAATATGGACCACGATCATTCACTCTCACAATCACTTGTTTGAGATTATCCTGATTGGTTACCCGAATCCTCGTACCCATAGGAAGATAAGGATGAGCTGCAGTCCAACGATAAGCATCAAACCGTTCACCATTAGCGGTTGTTTGTCCATGGAAACCATCACCAACACCGTAGTATGTAGCGATTCCACACGTCAAACCAGCGATCAATCCAATCATTGAAGTCCTCCTGGATAAGTTTCAGAATTACTTACTTCATTGTTTTTGATTTCCCAAATATAACGACTCAATGCTTCAACAGCACTTGAAATATCACTGTCTATTTGTGCTACTTGATATTGCATTCTACCAAGTTGAAGATACAAATTCAGGCACATTCCTAAGTTGAGAATAGTGCTCACAACAACGGCATATTGAATTACTTTGTTTCGTTGCTCGTTCATCATTTCAGTTCGATCCGATCAAAGATTAACATACCCAGTTCAAAAAGTAAATCCTCATCCATATCTCCCATCGCATTGCGAATACCCTCTACCACGGCAGTTTGCATATATTCAACAAATCCTTCATCTTCATAAATGTAATCAATGACTGCTGGTTTGAGAGCATCAGCAATCTTGGTGACAGAAGTAGTAGAAAGTTTCATGAATCAGTTCTCAGGGTAGAGTTTCCAACCATCAGGGCGAATGCCCAGTTCTTCACAACGAACCTCATAGGCAATTCGTTGCAGAAGGCGAAGATCCATGCCGCTCACCGATTTAATGATAGAACGGCGGATCTGGGCATCCTGTGCGGTGTCGGTGACCATTGTGGTTCCCTTGATTACCTTGTAATTATAGCGCCACCATCAGGCGGTTCGGGAAGAACTGTGCCACTTTGGTAGGTGGCACACAGTTCTTCTCAATCAGATACCTCAGATATAAGGTTTCTTCTTGCTCTCGTGCTTCTATTTCATGTGGTTGATGCCAATAGTCATAAAGTTCGACTTGAACTTTACCATAACACATTTTTCCACGTCGCATCCGCAGCGAACCTAGCACCCACTGCCGCAGGTGGACCAGTTCATGCAAAAGAGTTTTTATATACAACTCCTCCTCCATATGAGTTTGAAGTTCAATCAAAAACTCACGGGGACGATACGATTCTTCCACGTAGTCACAATAACCATAAACCTGCTCACGTTTCAGTCCACGATGCAGGATCTCTACTTCAATCTTATGACGTGGTAAAAACTTATTCAGAAACCAAGTGGTAACGTCCTCACAGAGGAGTTTAGAATAACCATATCCAGACATTTCAAGGTAATGCATTGTCCCCAGTGAAGAAACCAAATGAACGAAGAGATAAAGATTAGTTTGTTAGTTGTCGTCATCGTTGTCAGTGAATTGCATCAATGCATAATTAACAAAACAAGCACCAATAAGAGCGATAAACCACCAGAAGAAAATAGAAGAAATCATCTTGCGTAAAGATAACCTCCTGCCCAATCTGCTTTCTCAAACAACCATTCACGCTGTTCAATGATGCGGAGATCGTAGCGAACACCTTTGGCGGGTGCTTTCCAAGATGCAGACTTGTAAACCTCACCAGTCTTCTTATCAATGAAGCAGTGGACAGAGCGAGCACCACTGGAATCAATCATAATGACCTTGTGATACTTCTTACCAGACTCGAAGATGTAATCGTAACCATCAGGAGCACCGCCACGCAGAGCATCACAGAACATCCAAGTCCACTTAACAACATTCAGTTGAATGGTGTTCTTGGCATCACGCTCGGCACAGAAGGCGCTGAACTCTTTGTTGAGGGTAGGCATCGGTTGGTTGCGTATGTGCTTATTATAGGGGCACCTAGGCACCCCTGACAGGGTTAGTATGCCAGTTCCTCATCTGGCACCCAGTAGTCGTCAGAACCCAAATAACCCATCCAGTCTGCTGGATCAGAACCATAGATTTCAATCTCACGGATTTCTTCAATCAACTCAGTCAGATTCATGGAGAGTTCCTCAACTACTTCTTTATTATAGCAAAAAACCCGCCTTATGGGGCGGGTCGTGTGCCAGTTATTAAAGTGTCACTTATTCATTTGAAGTGTGGGAACAGGCATTCCACCCTCAGTAGGAACGTAGATCGTTACGTTACCTTTATTAGATCCTTCTTCCAGTCCAGTGATATAAAGATATTGAAGATACTCACGGTTGTCTTTCAGCGAATCACCGATGATTTGGTTTGCCTTAGCAACACCAGTAGCACGGATGATTTCAGCATCAGCAAGTTGTTGGGCACTATCTTTCTTTGCTTGTGCTTCCAACACTGCTACCTGTCGCGTATATTCTGCCTTCTGCAATTCTGCTTTACCAGCAAGAGATTGCTGCCACACATTGTATTGTGGACCACCAATAAAGATGAGACCACCAATTACAACGACACCAACTGCTACGAGAGCAACACCAGAATCAATAAAACCGTTTTGATTTTTCATTTTGAAGAAACTCCAGTATTTTTAAAGATAAGATTAGCAAGAAAAACGATAGCAAGATTTTGCCAAATGGTCAAAAAGACACCAAACCATGACAGAATCAGTCCAAGCAATGCTGCTTCAAAGAATAGTCCAGCAACAGCAATTACAATGACACCAAAAGCAAAACCAAGAGCAGTAGAAGATTTCATAGATTAAACAGCAAGAGCACCAGAAGGGATTTCAACGATTTCAGGAAGTTTAGAATCATCAAACTGGTGCATATTATAGCACACCCACTCACCAGCACGGAAAACATATGCAAACTCTTCGCTGTTATCAGGCAGAAGATATTCACACAGGTCAGCATCAAGGCGAGGAGGGCAGTTATCACCACGCTGAGAATAGTATTGAGGACCATATTCTTGAACTTTCCAACCGTGTGTGGGATCAATACTAAAACGATCCTCAGTCCAAGGAGAACTCATATCACCACCATCAATCAATTCAGCGACTTTCTCTTTGGTGTTGTAATGAGTGCGAAGAATGCGACCCATCCATTCAGGATAACCATCCCAGTGGGAATATGCAGACAGAATCGAACCATCACGAAGTTCGATACCAATGCGAGAGCGGGTTGCCATTAGGGCGTTTGTTGATTACCCACATATTATAAGGGGTCCCCAGTGCCCTGAGAACCCCCTGTGTGCCAGTTTTTAAAGTGCCACTCAATCCATTGTGAACTTTTTCTTAGATGCTTTGCTTACTTTTTCAGTCTTAGTTTCCGCAACTTTCTCAACTTCCACAGATTCTAGTGCAGCGGTTGGTTCTGGTGCAGGAGTTGGTTCCTGGAAAAGATCAGTAAATCTAGACATTTTTATTGGAAGTAACTAAATGTATTTATTTTTCAGTCTTCGTAAACTCTACATTCCAAAGCATTTGGATTAGCGTCACAGTAAAGTTCTAGTGGAGTAGGATCGTGTGAATCTTCTGGATGGTTTTCCTTGTATGCTTTAAGTGCTTCAAGTTCTTCTTCAGTATGTCTCCTAGATTGTGGAGAAATCATAGGATCACTCAAAAGATCTTCATCCTTTTGAATATGTTGATCGATGTTATCCATTGTTTTGTATCGTGATGATAATATTTATTTTTATTATTCACTTAAAGAATTTCCACGCCAATTCTTTGGTGGTGGTGGGTCACATTTACCTTCAAGTGAGCGAACCATCAATTCAGTAAATTTCTCCATTTTTTCAGCAGAAACTGTTTGTGGAGCATAAGTAATTGCATCTTTGAGGGCAACAAGTTCATTCCACTCTTCTTTTGTAAGAACTTCTGTTCCAGTTTTTGCTAGGGTCATAAGTTTCTTGCGTTGTTTCTCAATGTTAGCATTTCAATACCATACTATCTAGAAACTTAATGATTTCTTTGGGATCACGTTACATTAGGACATAAATTTATCAAGATTATCTAAGTCATCTTTAAGTTCTTTTTCTTGTTTCTTATCGTGATAATAAGACCAAAGAGCATTGTGAACGTCCATCAGTTCACTTACCCAGAAACCAGCAGGATAAACTCCCAGAGCGTCTTGAAGACCACGATGACTGGTTCCTTCACTTTCTGCCTTACACATAATATAGCACATTGCTTGGATCATATCAATCTTATCAGACTCAGAAAGCATAAAATACTTTCCGACTGCTCTTTCTAGACTTTCTTGGTGAGACTTCTGCATCTCTTTGTATGCATCAGAATCCCACCATTCTTGAAGTGCCTTACCAAGTTCGTTAGGTTGTTGGTCGGTCATTATTCCCCAAACATAGTTCCAAAAAATCCTTTATCGCCTGGTTTGCGATTCTCCAATTTATCAAGAATAGAATCAGTTGTTTGTAATGTTTCAATGCGACTGATAAGATCTGCAATCACGCTACAAACCATTGGTCGTTCTTGACGGGCAGCATATGCTAATGCATTGCGAAGGGATGCTTCTGCTTCTTTTAGACTATTTTCAACAGATTCACTTAGTGCCATTTAATCGATCCTCACATTTAGTATAGAAAACACCATTAACGTAGCAAGATTTGCCTGGTTCATAGTATTTTACCACAGGTGGTTGATGGTTTTGATATTCTATCATATTTTTTACGTGACAGAATATATTATAACCACATACAAGAGTTTCAATCATTCTTTGATCCAGAAACCATCATCAGTCATAGACCAACCACCTTCCATTGCTTGATCCCAAGTCATATTATCGGGACTAACTTTTTCAGTTCTCTTTTCAACTTTTTTGAGAAGATAAGAACCATCACCACGATCAACCCACTGAATTGTATCACCTTCTTTCAGACTTGATGCTTCTAACAAATCATCAGGAAATTGAATAAAGTATTCTCCACTTACACCATCAACCTCAACAGGAAGTTGCCACTTAACTACTTTATCTTGCTTAGAATCAAGTTCTACACGTTTGTTGTAGTATTCTGCTTCACGCAAATTATATTCACGGCATTTATTCTTTTCTTCATCTGCCTCACTATGTCCATTACCATTCAAAAGTGCCAGAAGGTCATAACAACGACCAGTGTGATGTTTGAAGCAATAGTATTCTTCTTCAACAACACGTTTGATAGTATCGTAAATTTCTTGTGGAGATGCTTCTGCGCTTGTTAAAGCATCTGTTACCCAAGTTTTAAGTTGTCCAAGAGAATACTTTTTATAATCAAACTCGGAGGTCATTGAGATAATCCTTGATTGCTTGATCCATAATAACCTGAACTTCTTTGGATGTCAACCCATTCAACCATTTCCAATTTGGGTCTTGTGGGTCCCAATCCATTGTAAAAGACCCATCTTCATTTTGCGTTATTTTCAGAGAATCATTCTCTGGGTTTAGGTTTGGAGCATTCATTGCAGTAATAACTAAATCCGTCTCTAAAATACTTTACTTTTTGAAAATTATCTTCATTGAGTGGTTTTATTGTACCACATTTATCACAAATCCTTGTCTTTTTTGATAGACTTTCTGATTTTTTTGAGTTCTTTAAGTTCAGTCTTAATATTTTTGTAAGCAGTGTCAGCATCTAATTTTCCTCCCATTTCAAGGGCAATGATTATATCAACTCTAGTTCCAAAATGTGCAAGTGCTTTTTCGAAGTCGTCTAAGTCATACATCGTAATTAATTCTACAATGCTCGGCAAGAATATCTATACGAGCATCAAGAGAATTTTCAAGACGATAGAGTTCATTAGTGGTTTCTACATTTTCTGCTTCTAAAAGTTCAATGCGATTTTCTAATTCAATGAGTTTGGCGTAAAGATCTATGTGATCTTCTACTATTGTTTTTTCTGTTGGAGAAAATAACCAATTTAAAATTTTTATCACAATACCCCAACCTCTTTCAAATAATTTCTATATCGCATAAAACGATTCCAGTTTGGTTGCCCTTTAATATCTAACTGATGACAGATTTCACAATAACACAACCACTCATACCAAGGAGTGGTTGGATCTAATACGTGATATGGATAATCAGAGTTTTCCACCTACTGTACCTTCATGAACTTTTTCGGGTTCAGGGAAACCCTCTTGCCGTCCCTTAAGATAAAAACGGGTTGCTGATATACATTGCTCTTCAGTGAGAGACGTGATAAGTCCATTGCCTTCAAGATCAGTTGAGTCCCAGAGTCCATACTTTTTTTGATTAACGTAAAAGCAGTCATCAATTAGTTTCTTTTCGGTCATTTACTTGCTTTACAGTTTCGTGAAGTTGTTTCAGTGCTTCAATGGTTTCAGGAGTTTCTTCCCAAAACCAGGAATTTCCATTTTTATCGACAAATGTGCGTTCAGTCATACTTATAACTCAGTTGAATGTCTTTCTTTTTAAGATTGTAGCGTTCAATGTGCTTTTTACGATGCTCTTCTGTTTGAAAGTAACACTTACGTGTTTCTTTTCCATCTTTGTGAATCAGTTTCCAGGGGAATTGATCAAACGGAAATTCTTCTTCGTTAGTTGCCATTAGGTTGGTTGCTCTACGTTCTGAGTATAAACGTATTTGAAGAGTTCGTCAAGTACCTCGTTGCACTGCTGATATTCTTTACTATTCAGGAGTGTTTTTTCAATCTGCCATCTACGTACAGAATTGAAGATCAGTTTATACTGTTCTTGTGTAAAGTTCATTAGTCGTAAAGGTTTTGTTCTTGTTGGATTCTATCTAAGTAATGATAAATTGTTTCCTGCGAGTATTTAAACTCTTCAAATCTTTGTGGATTGTTTTTTTGCATTTTTGAAAGCATATTAATCCAATCGTAGTGTTTATCTACGACCCACCCATATTTTCTTTCATCATGAAATAAATTAAAAATTGATACCATCACTTGAATCCTTTACTCTTTTTCTTTTCAATAACTTTATCCAAAACTTCAACGTGACTCAAAAATCTTCCACCACACTGGAACCAAGACACCTGAATGTCTTCATAGTTATCAAAAATAAATTCTCTACCATCTTCACAAATTAACTTATAATCGTGGCGATCATAAGGTTTATCACAGGTTTGTTTAAAGGTTTTCATTTCAAATAATGAGGTTTGTCAGTATCAAATTGATAGAACTTAACATCTTTCATGTTTAAGCACATCAATATTGTATCATGCTCTCTCTGCTCTCGAGGTGTGCCACGATACAATCCCCTGCGTTGATAAGCACAACACCAAATATTGTAAAAGATTTTAGATTTTTCATTCATTATCCCAAGGTGCTTTGCGGTTCATAAGTTCTTTAATTCTTTCCACCACAGCAGGATCTGGTGGTTCATTGATTCGTCGCACAAGTTCATCATATGCTTCTGCGGATACAATAATCCTTTCTGGTTCTTCTGACAATCGCAACCTGCGTTCTGGACTGATAGTTATATTGTAGGGGTCATCATAAGGATAGATGTATTCTTGAAACCAACCAATACTCAAACTCTCCCAGAACTCACCATATCCCCATTCATCACCGTCATTATAACAGTCAAGAATATACAGGATGTTGTGGAAACCATCAAGAAAGATTTCCCATTTTGTTGGTTCTTCAAATCTCATTTTTCTTTTACAACACAGGATGATCCAGAACAATTCAAATCGCCAGATGTTCCAGAAACGGTAGATGTGTGTTGTGATGTCTTTTCTGAAGTAGTATTAGCATACACCATACCAGCAACACAAACACCAATAAGTGAGAAAAAGATAAGATTGCAAAGTTTCATTTTAGTGTTCTCCCTTTGAGTTTTAGATTGTTTCGTTACTCCAATAGTATTTAAGTTTATCACCATCTGCGTGAATATTCAAGTGGTAAGTCTTGCCGTTTTGTGTGTAAATCCCCACCCACAGACTCCGTTCGTTCATACTTTCCAGATGAAACAAATCCACACCTTTCAGTACAATTTCGTCTGGGTTTTCAGTAAATCTACTCATTTTGCCTCCCAGAACTTACCATCAGGTCCACAAGCATAATCAAGAAACTCCCATCTGGTTGACCTCAACATATCACAAAATCGTTGCTTACGACCAGTTACAAGGTCATCAGTAGTATTTGGAGAGGCACACATATCAAACCTATTGTCCCTAAAAAAGATATGTTCAAACCAGGATTTACGATACCATTTACAGTCCTTACAGAGTTTCATTATTCTTCCTCACTCTTGCAAGAAACTCATCACTCTGTTGATACAATCGTGCAATCAAATCCTTAATATCATCAATTGCAATCACATTATACTCTACATTCAGGTTTTCGCACATAAGAGCATCAACAGCACAGTCCAGTGCCATTGCCTGCATATGTTCTGGTGTGATTGGTGTCCCATGAGGCATACCAGAACATTCTTCATTATAGAAGTGATTATATCGTCTCAGCACAGTATCACTGCGTTCTTTGCGTTCCCATTCTTGTTTTGCAAGTTCTCTGTTTGCTGCTTCTCTTCTTTCAGCTTCCTCAAACATTTCGTCGGGATACGGTTCTTGGTTTCTCATAAGTTCCTTTAACCTCTGTTTGCCGTATTCAGTGAGTTCGTGTTTTTTGTTGCGGAGTTCTTCTACTTCTTCTTGTGTGAGATTAACCCACGGCATATCTTCATTCATCTTTATACTGTTGTGCGTTAAGTGTTCTCCACATTACAATCTGTTCAAAACATTCTCCAAGAGAACGACAGACAAAACTATCTTCATCAATTCCATCAGGACCATCCCAAATTGTT